CTTGAAGTAAAAAAACTTACAAGGGAATTGGTATCATTATCATACGAATTTTACAAAGATTAATATGAAAGAAACATTAGCATTGATTAAGTTCTTCGTTATTTCTGTGCCACTATTTTGTATAGTCTATTTATTTGTTATATCTTTATGCAAAATCAAGGAACTATGTGGGAAAAAATAAGCGTCTGGCAATACCAACAGATTTATACTGCTCTTAATTCTAAGGACAAAGATGCAACGGATTTAGACCTAGAGGTTAAGCTAGTAGCAATAGTCAATAATATGACTGAAATGCAAATAGATAGCCTTCCTTTGAACGAATACAAGGAACTAAACAAGTCTATTAATTTTTTAAACGAGCCGATTCTAGGCAATCCTAAGAAGCATATAACCCTATCTAAGGGCAAGAGGTACAGGATTAACTATGATGTTAGCAAGATGCCATTCGCCAGATACATTGAGAGCAAAGTATTTAGTGAGGATTTGTACGGCAACTTACACAAGTTAGCAGCCACAATGGTAATACCACAGAAAAGAAAGTTTGGCTTTTGGTTTGACCAACCCTACGATGCAAGTAGGCATCTGGAGTATTCCAACGATATGCTTGAAGCTAAGTTTATAGACGTATATCACTCGTTGGTTTTTTTTTATCAAGTATACAGAAATTGGATAGAAGTTTCACAGGACTATTTGGTGAACAAGATGTTAGAAGCAGGGATGAACAAGGACAAAGCGAAAGAGGCGGTTCAAAGTTTATGCACTATTTTGGATGGCAATATTCCGCCAAACTTGTTGCCGAGTACGAAAATTGCACAGTTACGCAAGGATATGAAATGAGTACAATAGAATGTTTAAATATATTATCTTACTTAAAAGCAAAGACAGACTTTGACAATGAGCAGATAAAAAAGATTCGTTAGATGTTTACATAGGTTTATGGTTTGGCTACCCTCACTCTTAAAAAAGGTGGGGGTTAGTTATTTTTAGACCTTTGCCCTATTTATTGTTATGAGCATAAGTGAAGCACAAGCAAAAGCAATAGGGGATGGATTCCTGAATAAATTTGGGAATGAGGCTTATGGTAATACGACAGAATTACCTACTATTGAACATCTATTAGCTTTGTATGGTGGGGAATTTATAAAAGAAGCTCAAAAAAATCTTAAGTTAAGTAACTCTATTGCAAGCGGTGATATAAATGATATCATTGCAAAGGTATCTAAATTCGGTACAACCTATACTTTAAGTCTTGGTTACCCTCAAAGTGACCCTGCATCTAAGTATTGGGACTTTATAAATAAAGGGGTTAAGGGTACTAAAAATATTAAAGCAGATAGTGCTACTCCATATAAATTTAACCCATCTAAAAAAAGTGTGCCAATTTCTTCAATAGAAAAGTGGCTTAGTTATAACAAACTAAAAACAGTTAGTGTTAAACCTTATAAAAAATTAGGTCAAGAAACAAAGGCAATAGATAGTAAAAAATCTTTAGCTTATGTAATAGCTAGTTCTATTCATAGAAAAGGTATAAAGTCAACGCATTACTTTGACAATGCTGAAAAGTATGTTTTTGATAAATCATTTATAACAGTAATGGAAACAGCATTCGGCAAAGATATTCAAATTTCAGTTAGACAAATAGTTAAAGAAATAACAAATGGCAATAACAATCCAAAGTAGCCCTGCGCCTTATAGCAGTATGCACGATGACTTATGGTATGTATCAAGTTCAAACAATGTAGGTGAAACTTCGTTTAAGTTTGTGTATGATGTTTATGTAAACGGAAGTCAAGTAAGCAGAACTAAGATATTCCCTGCTCCATCTGCTGAAGGTAGCTATGGAGTATTTAACGCATCCCCAATAGTAAGGGCTTATGTAACTAATTACTTTGAGCCTTCTGGTTCATCTATCTTAGTTGCATCTAACGATAAAATTAAAGTAGCATCAACAATACAAATAGGAGAGGAATATGTAAGTGGCAGCAACTTAATAACTAACTTAAACTTAGTTAGTGGTGCTTTAAGTTCTTATAACTATTACCCACCTTTGTTTGCAGATATTCTTTTTGTTAATAACAATACTCCTTTAGTTCTATCTGATTACTATGATAACTTACTTATAGAAAACTTTACAGATGACTGGCTAACTGAAAGGGATAACGATAATATTTCAATAGAGTATGGAGATAATTTCTTTGCTACATATTTTAAGATTACTGCTGGTTCTTATCAGGCTTGGATTGATGTAATAAACGAATCAGGAACAGTTATAGATACTGCAAGCGGTGGCATTACATTTAGTGGGGAAATGAATTTATTTAATTGTCAAGCAGGACATATCAATACTTTTGCAGGTAGGACATTAATAACTGAATCTACCTATGGATACAATGTTTATATTAAATTAGGAGTAGCAGAATCTAGGAAGCTACAATTTAAACAAAAGTGCTACCCTAAATACAAGCAGTACAATCTGCATTTCCTTAATAGGCTAGGAGGTTGGGACACTATGAAATTTGCATTAGTTAATAAAAGGTCAACAGATGTACAAAGGGCATCATATAGAAGGAATGACTATCAGCTATCGGGTAACACAATGACTAATATAGATGTTTACAACAAGTACAATGAATCTACTTTAAACTATGCTATTCAACATAAAGATAAGTTTCATTTAATATCCGATTGGGTAAGTGAGCAAGACTACGAATGGCTCGCACAATTATTTGCTAGTTCTATTTGTTATATGGAGGTGCAAGGTGCATACTTCCCTGTTACTATTGCTAGCACAAATTACCAATACAAGACAGAAACTTCGGATAAGTTATTTAATTTTGAAATAGACATTGAAGTAGGTAAATATTTAACAAGCCAATTTAGATAATGATTAGCACAGAGATATATATTGAAGATTATAAGTTAGATTTATTGCAAGATATAAGTACAGAGTTTAGTTATAGCATTGATGACATAGTAGATTTTGGCTCTAAGAATACTTCTTTTTCTAAGACAATTAATATATCTGGTACTGCCATTAACAATAAAATCTTTGGCTTTGTATTTGACTTAGGGAATGCTAATCTTACGGACGATGAGCTACCAAATGTTAACTACAATTTCAATGCAAGTAAGTCTGCTCAATGTAGAATATTCATTGATAAGATACAAGTCTTTAAGGGTACATTAAGAATATTAGAGATAGTAATAGATAACAAAACAATAGAATATCAATGTAGTGTGTTCGGTGAATTAGGTGGATTTATAACTGCATTAGGAAATAAAAGATTGTCAGGGAATGATAATACTGCCGATGACTTAGACTTTAGTTTTTACAACCATACATATACTTACGAAAATATTACTGCATCTTGGGAGGTATCGGGTTCAAGAGGCACAGCTAATAGTAGTGCTTATGGCTCTGGATATTATTACCCATTGATTGATTACGGAAATGTAAGTACGGATAAATTAGATTACAATGTAATGACATTTAGACCTGCTCTATTTGTTAAAGAATACTTAGAAAAGATAATTGAAGATAGTGGATATACTTATGACTTTGATTTATTAGATACAGACCCTTTCAAAAGGCTTATAATACCGCACAATCAAAAGATACTTTCAACAATAAGCAATACTCAATTAGTAGCTACTCCAACTGTTACAACTTATACAGGCTCAGGTATAACTATCCCTTTAGGATTTACTAACACAACTTTAGGTAGCTTTACTTATGCAGGAACGACATATATTTATACAGGAGCATCTAAGGTAATTAACTTAGATTTTAAATTAGTAGGACTTTATACCGCAGGTGGAATAGCTACTCTTAATGTTAAAAAAGCAGGAGTAACTATTGGAAGTTATTATATAGGCGCACCATTTGCAGGTCATTACTTTACTGCTAATATTAATTTAGTAGACATAACATTTAATACAAGCGATAGTTTAACATTCTCTTTAGATTGGACTAGCACTTCAACAGGTTATAATTTAGTTGTTCAATCAGGAGGCTCATTAAATTTAAGTACAACAAGTAGTGATATAGTTCCTATTAATTATAATGAAGCAATAAAAATAAATAGCACAATACCTAAAGGAATATTTCAAAGAGATTTCTTTTTAAGTATATGCAAGATGTACAACCTATATGTTTATGATGACATATACACAGACAAAAAGATTTATATAAAACCTTATATAGACTTTTATCCAACTACAAGTGCGAATGCTTTGGATTGGTCTAATAAAATAGACAGGTCTAAGCCATTGAGCATAAAGCCAATGAGTGAACTAAATGCAAGATACTACCATTTCAAATACAAAGATGACACAGATAGTTACAATGAGAATTATAAAAAGAAATATAATGAGAATTATGCTGATAGGCTATACGATACTGATTATGATTTTAGTAAAAATACGGACACACTTGAAATAATCTTTGCATCAAGCCCACTAATTCAAGCAACAGGTAGGGATAAAAGAGTTACTCAAATATTAAAAATATCTGATAACAATACTAAAGAACAATCGGTAGATAGTGTTATTAGAATTATGCAAGTACAAAAGTTAAGTGGTGTAGCAACTTGGAATATAAAAAACCAAGCAGGTTCATCTAACTTAGTAACTTTAAATAGTTATGGGTATGCAGGTCATTTACATTTTAACGATTCTGGAATACCTGATAATGATATTAATTTTGGTGCGCCTAAAGAGGTTTATATAACTGCTACTTCATATCCAACAACAAATCTATTTAACGCATATTATAGTGATTACTTTTTAGAGATAACAAGCAAGGATAGTAAGCTATTAACTTGCAATGCTTTATTAAATACAGTAGATATTAATAATGTAGACTTCTCTAAATATATTTGGATAGATGGAGTTTTATTTAGGCTGAATAAAATTGAAGGATTTAATCCTATGGAATATAATACAACGAAAATAAGTTTATTAAAAGTAATTGAAACAACGAACTAATGGCAACAGAAAATTTGAATTTAAACGTCAATGTCAACACTAATGGTGTTGACAGCTCAGTAGGTTCACTTAAAAAGCAACTTCGTGAAGCACAAGCAGATGTTGTAGTACTATCTGATAAGTTTGGCGCAACATCTGTGCAAGCAGTAGAAGCAGCAAAAAAAGTAGCAGTTATTAAAGATAAGATAGGAGATGCTAAAGCATTATCAGATGCCTTTAATCCAGATGCAAAGTTTAAAGCACTTACTGCTTCATTAGCAGGTGCAGCAGGTGGATTTGGTGCAGTACAAGGTGCAATGGCTTTATTTGGTGCAGAGAGTGAAAATGTTCAAAAGGCATTATTAAAAGTACAATCTGCAATGGCTTTATCTCAAGGCTTACAAGCAGTTGGTGAAAGTATAGATAGTTTTAGAACCTTAGGTGCGGTAATAAAAAATAGTGAAACATTTCAAAAATTAAACACTACGACTACGGCAGCAGCAGCAATAGTTCAAAGATTGTTTACAGGTGCAGTAAATGAAACAACATTATCATTTAAGTTTTTAAAAGTTGCTATTGCTGCAACAGGTATCGGTTTATTCTTAGTTGCTTTAGGAACATTGGTAGCATATTGGGATGACATTAAAGGTGCAATAGGTGGGGTTAATGTTGAACAAGGAAAGTTAAATGTACAATCTACAAAGAATTTAAAAACAGAACAGGATAAATTAGAAGCAATAGATGGTCAAAATAATCAACTTAAACTTCAAGGTAAATCAGAAAGGGAGATACTTGATATTAAAATGAAACAAACAGAAGAAGCAATAAAGGCTGCTACTATTAATGTTGAGAATGCAAAGATTACCAAAAAATTACAAGTTGAGGCATCTGAAAGAAACAAGGAAATATTAACAGGTATAGTAAAATTTATGGCTATACCTATAACTTTGTTATTAACTACTATTGATGAAATTGGAAATGCATTAGGAAAGAATTATCAATTGCTTAAAGGGTTTACAGGTGGGTTATCTAACTTTGTATTCAACCCTAAGAAAACAGCAGAAGAAGGTGATAAAACAATTAAAGAAGCAGAAAAAACTTTATCTATTTTAAAAGAAAAAGATGCAGGTTATAAATTAACAATCAACGAATTAAATAAAAAAGATGCAGATGAAAAACAAAAACTAGCAGATAGTTTTGCAGCATTTACTTTAAATGCAAAATTACAACAACAAGCAGATGACCGAGCATCTATAGAAGACCTTAAAAAATTACAAGCAGAATCAGATAAAGCTGACGCAGAGGCTGCAAAACTTGCAGATGAAGATATGATTGCAGGATTACAATATAGAACTGCGCGAGTTCTACAAATTAATAAAGCTGAACAAGATATAAAAAAGGCAGATGCAGCAGCTGAAATAGAATTAAAAAAAGCACAAGCGCAAGAAACTATGAAATTGATGGGTGACCTTAGTAGCTTTATTGCTAAAGATTCTATTGCAGGTAAAGCACTAGGGATTGCAACAGCTACTATAAATACTTATCAAGGAGCAAGTGAGGCATTAAAGCAAAAGTCAACTTTGCCTTCCCCTTTTGATGTTATAGCAAAAGTAGCAAATGTTACTGCAATTATAGCAACAGGTATTAAAACAGTTAAGTCTATTGCCGCAGTACAAATGCCTGGTGGTGGAGGTGGTGGTATTCCTTCATTGTCAAATATATCACCAATGATTCCACAAGTGCCACAAGCTGCAACAACAAATATAAGTCAAGAATCAATTAATGATTTAGGCAATAAAGCAGTAAGAGCTTATGTGATTGAAAGTGATGTTACAAGTAACCAACAAAGAATAACCGCAATAAGACAAAGAGCAAGATTTAGTTAATATTTTAAAAATTACTATTTATGAGTATGGAATTACCTTTATATATGTTAGACATATCGGATGACCTTAACGATGATGCAGAGGTTCAATATGTCGCTTTGGTAGATAGACCTGCCATTCAAAAGAATTGGAATGCGTTTAAAAATCAGCAAAAGTTTGAAATCATTAGCGAAGATAAGCATATCATTAGTGGCTGTGCTATGTTGGCTGACACTCCTATTTTTAGAAGTGATGTTAGCTTTGGTGATTATTATGTTGCTTTCTCTAAAGATACTATTGTCAAGATTGCTCAAAAGTATTTTAAGAAGGGCTATCAAAATAATGTAAACTTAATGCACGACCCTAATCAAATTGAATCAGGTGTTACTATGTTTGAAAGTTTTATTAGTGATAAGTCAAGAGGCATAGCACCAATGAAAGGATTTGAAGATGCGCCAGAGGGAAGTTGGTTTGTTTCTATGTTAGTAGAAAATGAAGCAGTATGGGCTAAAGTTAAAGATGGTACTATTAAAGGATTCTCTATTGAAGGGATATTTAACTATACTCCAAAGCAATCTAAAGATGAAGTAAAGATGCAACAGATTAAAGACATCTTAAGTTCTATTAAGGCTTAAGTGATAAACAATATTATTTATTAACATTTAAAGAAAAATAAAGATGACCACAAAAGAGGCGATACAACAAATTAGAGCATTGTTTGAAGATGTTCCACAAGTAGAACCAAAAGAAGCACCAGTTGCTCCTATGGTTGAACCTATTGCACCTGAAGTTACAAAGGTAGAGATGGCTGAATACTCTTTGGCAGATGGTACAAAGGTTATGATTTCTGCATTAGAAATAGGTGGCAAAGTAGAGTTAGCCGATGGCACTCCTGCTCCACAAGGCGAACATCAATTAATGGATGGTACTTCTATCCAAGTTGATGAGTTAGGTATTATCATTGAAATAGCATCTCCTAAAGAAGATGTTATAGAAGAAGAACCTGTTGCTCCTGCTGCTCCTGTTGCACCTGCACAAGACACAACTGCTATGGCAGAAATGTTTGCAGCACAAAAAGAAGAATTAGAAAAAAAGATTGTTGAATTAGAAAACAAAGTAAAGCAAGGTTTTGCACAAGTAGCTGAATTAGTAGAGGCACTTTCAAATACCCCAATGTCTGAGCCTACTCAAAAATCAGCAAACGCATTTCAATCTTATGTATCAAACAATGATACTAAGTATGAAAGACTAGAGAAATATAGAAACGCAATTTTAAACAAATAAATTAATAAAAAATGTCATTTACAGTCAGTTCATTAACTAACTACACTAAAGAGAACGAAGCATCATTAGTATCTTCTTCTGTTTTAGGTGCAAAAACTGCTGCTCTAATTAAGAGTGCAGGTAACGTTATGGTTGGAGTTAAATCCGCAGAGACCATTAACATTATGGATACAGATGCTTTTTTCCAAGCAGGTGGAACTTGCGGTTGGAACGCATCAGGTACAACTACTTTTACTCAAAGAACAGTAACAGTAGGTAAGATTAAAGTACAAGAGGCTTTATGTCCTAAAGCATTAGAAGCAAAGTATTTACAAAAGGCTTTACCAACAGGTAGCCAATACGATTCTATTCCTTTTGAGCAAGATTATAGCGAAAGAAAAGCTAAGACTATTGCATCTCAATTAGAGACTGCAATTTGGACAGGCGATACTGCTTCAGCTAATGGTAACTTAAACAAGTTTGATGGCTTTGTTAAGTTAATCGGTGCTGCTGCAGGTGTTGTAGATGCAAACGTATCTGGATTTATTTCAGGTGCTCCTTTGACATCTATCACTGCTGCTAACGTTGTTAGCTTATTTGATGGTATTTACAAAGCAATCCCTGCTAAAGTAGTAGCTGCTGACGATATGGTTATCGTTTGTGGTCAAGATACTTTTAGAACTTACACTATTGCATTGAAGAACGCTAATATGTTCCAATATTCAATAGATGTTAAAGCTGATAGCGAGTTTATATTACCAGGTACTAACATTAAAGTTGTAGCTTTACAAGGTTTAAATTCAACTAACGATGTTTACGCAATGCGTTTAAGCAACTTGTTCTTAGGTACAGATTTATTGAACGAAGAAGAAAAATTTGAAATCTTTTTTGCTAAAGAAGCAGATGAGGTTCGTTTTGCAGCAGAGTTCAAAATGGGTGTAAACTTTGCTTTCCCAGATGAAATCGTTAAAGTAGCAATTTAATTATAAGGGGAGTTGAAATATACTCCCCATTTTTTAATAAAATAAAATAAACAAAAATGGCGTGTGC